GTGTGCTGATGACGCTCCTGGTCGGCATGCTTGGGCTGGGCGGGATGCGCACCGTAGAGAAACTCTCGGGAGCGGAGGGCAGACATGGGTAAGCAAGCGAATGGTCCCGACTCGCCGGTCACCGGCCGCCGGACGCGCGTCGGCACGCCCGGCTCGATGAACGCCCCGCTCGACACCGAAGTGCAGAGCACGGGCATGATCCAGCCCGGCGCCCACCCGGAGTTCGAGCAGCCGACGCCGCTCGACAACGCGGAGAGCTTCTTCGGGCGCGCCTACAGCGGCGCTCTCAAGACCCTGAAGCGGATCGGCGGTCGCAAGTAGTCCGCCCCTTATCCCAGGAGATCAATGTGCGCGCTCGTCGCAGCCCCACCGGAGCATCACTTGCCCGCAAGGCCGTCGCCAACAAGATCAGCAGCCAGGCCGATGCCGACTTCGAATCGCCGGTCCCCGCTGTCAGCCCCCAGTCCCTCGGGAGCGGCGACAATCCCGCGCTCAAGTCCGGCGGCTCCGGCCGCAAGGGGCCGAAGGGACTCGGCGTGGGACTCAAGAAGGGATCGACCGGCGCTGGCGGTCGGCACTAGGAGGTATATATGCGCCTTCCACGCACACTGTCCCAAATCCCCCTGCTCGCGCTGCTGCTCGCAGCGCCGGCTGACGCGGTCACGCTCTCGAACGTCCACTGGCAGCAGACGCCGTTCGCGCTCGTGATGAAGGCCGACGTGCGGGACGCGCCGCAGCAGGGGCTCAATCAGGCCGGCGGCTGGACGTTCACGCTCGCGCTCGGCGATCACGGTCCCAACACGGCCGACGCGCACTGGCTGATCATGGACCGCGCGCAGCCGGAGCACGGGTTTGGCGGCGTCCTCGAAGTCTATGACCAGTACACCAACACCAATCCGATGGACGTGGGACATGCGGCGGTGTCGTTCCAGGTGCTGACCGTCGCGCTGCCCGTCGCGCTGGTCGGCACACCGGCGCACGTCTTCTGGTGGCTCGTGGCGACGGACATCACGCCCGCCAGTTCGGACGGCTGCTGTGCGCAGGCGCGCGAAGGGTGCGGGTGCCAGCCCGTGTATCCGCCGTTCGCGCTCAGCGGGGACTCGGATGTGACGCCGCTCAGTCGGCCGGCGCGGGCGAAGGCTTCGGCGCGGGGACGGTGGCGCTGAGCGCGTCGATCTTCCGGATCAGCAGGTCGCGGCGCAGCATCTCGATCTCACGCATCAGGTTGCGGATGTGTCGCGCGTTCAACTCGGCGTCGCTCCGCGCCGCCTCCTCACACTCCATGTGGTGGACGATCAGCCAGATGATGACAAACGCTTCGATCAGCGCGAAGATCGCCCACCCGTTCACGCAGCGCCTCCGTCGAGAAAGTCCGCGCACCGATCGAGCCACCCGGCCGCGAACCGCGCCTGGCTGGGATCGCGCTCGATCAGCCGCCCGTAGAATCTGACTCGCCCCGCCAGCACCCGCTCGAAGACGTGGTTCTCCGGCGTCGTCACATTCAGGGCCGCGAGCGTCAGCGGCCCGAGCACGCCATCGCCCGCGAGGCCGAGCGCCCGCTGGATGATGAGCGTCCCGCCGCGCAGTCCGTGGTTGACGAGGATATCAACCGCCAGCGCTTGCACCTTCTCGTCCGCGACGCGCGTCAGGCCGGTCGCGAGCAGGTACTTTTGGCGCAGGATGGCGCGAGCGTCGTCCTCGCTGAGCGCCTCGACAGCCGCCGCGTCGAGATTGGCGTCGTGGCGCCACTCGCGCAGCACGTCGAGCGTGACGCCGAACTTGGTCGGCCCCCCGCGATCGGTCGGATCGTCCGTGAACGCGCGCCCCTCGCGCGCTATCAAGTCGTCTATGATCTGGTCGGCGGTCATCGCTCTATCTTTCTGACATGCAAAGTGGTCCAAGGTGTGTGCTTGCTGGGGAATAAGGGATTATCTCGTGGGCATTCGTAAGCAACCCAGTCGTGCGCGCCTCCCATTCGATATCCAGCACGCGCGCGCATCAACGCGCCACACTTACAGCGTGGGGCGAGCGTAATATCATCTACGTACTCCATCGGCGCCTGTTTAGCATAACTTTTGCGCGGAACTTCGTCCCATCGGATACGCTTGAGCCATGCTCGGCGGATGGCATCGATGATCTGCTCGGCGTTCACGGCCGCTCCTCCAAGTCCCTGATCGGTACCATCATCACAATACATGCGTGCAATGGTCCCATACCTGACTTCAGGAATTCACGCGCGGCACGCTTGGTAAGAAATGCGGCTGGTCTATGCCCTATCCTAGCTACTAGACCTGATGGATGCGTCACAACCCACACGACATGATTACGTATCACTCTCACGCGACGACCTCCATCTCAGCCCAATTCGAGCCGCGCTTGACGTTCACCGGGGCGCGGAATCCCGCACCGACCTGCGGCCACTCGGCGCTCATGATCTCGCGCAGCGCCTCCACGGCCTGCGACGCTCGCAGCGGCGGCGCTTCCACGAGGAAGCTGTCGTGGACGAGCGTCAGCAGGCTCGCGCCCAGCGGCGTCAGCGCCGCCTCCAGCCGGGGCAGCACGACGGTCGCGATACTCGCGTTGACCGACTGCGGGTGGAAGTTGGCGGCCTTCGCCGCGTCCCGCGCGCCGCCGGGGAAGGGCGCCCACTTGCCGAAGCAGTTGCGCAGCTCTCGCGTGCGCTGCGCCTGCGCGACGACCTCCCGCCGCCAGCCGGCCCAGCGCCAATACCGCTCGAACAGCCGCCGCTGGAACTGCTGGCACTCACTGTAAGATATTTGGACACCCTCGGCGCGGAACTTGGCGTGCAGCAAGCGCGGGGAGCCGAGGTAGGCCGACAGGTAGAGACCGACCTTGGCGACCTTGCGGGTGCAGCCGATGGCGGCCGCGACCTGGCCCGCGACGCCGCTCCCGTGGACCGGGTGCTCGGCGGCATCAAGATCGGCCGCGAGCTGCGCGTCGCCCGACAGCGCAGCTATCAGCCGCAGCTCCATCTGATTCCAGTCCGCTTCCAGCAGCACGTTGCCCGGTGTGTGGGGCACGAACAGGCGCCGCGCCGTGCGCGGCTGCTGCTGGATGTTTGGGTCGCGCGCGGTCCACCGACCGCTGTATGCGATCCCCTTACCAACCGAGTCGTCCTCGTCCTTGGCGCCGGGCAGGTAGCTCGGGTGCACGCAGCCATCGCTGCCGACCTCCAGATCGGCGTAGGTGCTGATGAGCTTCGAGACGGCGCGCAGCTTCAAGAGCGTGTCGATGCGCCGCACCATGCCGACCGCCAGCGATGCCGCCAGCTGGACGCGGCTCGTCGCGCCGTCCAGCTCACCGGCAGCCATCGCCTCCTCGGCGCGATGCTTGGCGCTCAGCAGCGTGTCCTCGTCGGCGGCGTCGAGCCCCAGCAGCTCGCGCACCTGTGCGCTGCTGGCGGGATTGACCGTCGGCTCCAGCCGCACCCACTCGGCAGCGAGTCCCGACGCCTGCTGCTCCAACTCAGAGCGCCACACCGGCAGGTGCTGCATATCCACCCGCAGCCCGCGCTCGCTCATGCCGATCAGCGTTCGCACAGCGGGCATCACGCTCTCGCGGAACCACGCAAGCTGCCCGGTGCGCGTCAGTTCGCGTTCGAGGGGCGGCCGGATGTCCCAGGTGCGCCGCACATCGAGCGCGTTGTAGAGCGCCGGCCGGTCGTCCGCCAGGTGCTTGTGGCGCTCCGCGTCCAGGAACAGGCTGATCGCCCAGTTGAGCCCCTTGCGGCCGTCGGGCTGCACCATGTAGGTCGCGAGCATCGTGTCGAAGATCGCGCCGCTGATCGGGGCGCCGGCTCGGCGCAGCCGGGGCTCGTCGAAGCCGGCGTTGTGGATGACGATCTCGCGCCCGCTGCCCAGCAGGGCTGGGACGGCGTCCTGTCCTAGCCAAGGGATCGACCAGGTGCGATGCTCATCCGCCATGCCGACGCGCACAATCTCACCGCCGCCATCGGTCTCGATATCGACCGCGAGCGGTCCGTCGCCCGCGAAGATCGTCGGCGCCTCGTCGAACGCGACACTCGCGAGCCGCAGCTCCCCGCGCAGCGCCCGGCCGACGCGGCGCAGGTCGCTCATCAGGACCGGCGCTAGCGCGTAGCCGCTCATCAGCACGGCGCTCGGGTGGATCGTCGGCAGTATCCAGCGGGCGGCGGCGAGTGTCGCGGCCGCCGGCGGCAGCGCGACCTTGCGGTTGACAATCCGAGCGACCTCACCGGCACGTGCCGCCAGGCCGCTGCCCTTGCAGATCGGACACTCGGCGTCGATCGTTCGGCTGCGCACCCTTCGGCGACCCCCTCGGGGACCGACCTCCTCGCGCACGCTCGTCGTCACGCACTTACAGCGCACGTCGTGCTTCCGATAGACGGGCATCGGCTGCTTGACGACGATCTCGCTCCGCAGTCCCGAGGGCTGGACGACGTAGCCGCGCCACGATTCGATGGACCGGAGGCCGGTGGCGGCCTCCAGCGCGGGGCCGCCCAAGATCAGGACCGTGTGCGCCGTCGAGCGGCCGACCAGCTTGTAGTATTGCTCGCGCCACCGCGCGGACTGGCGCGGCGTGATGATCTCCGCGCGCCCGACCTTCGAGCGACCCTCGGGCAGCTCGCCGATCGTGTTGACGATGTAGCACTGGTCCCTCGACCACCCGGCGCTCGCCGCGAACTGCCACAGCAGCCGCCCGGCAGGCCCCACGAGGGGCCTGCCCTGCGACATCTCCTCGCGCCCCGGCGATTGCGCCAGCACCAGCAGCGGCGCATCCGGCCGCCCATCATTCATGGGACTCGTGAGCGGCACACCTGGCGGCGCGGCGCTAGCGGCGCTTTCGACCGTCTGCGTCATCGCTTCCCCTCCCTGTGAAATCGCGACTGTAGGGCCGCCAGCGCATGTAGCGCTTGGCGAGGACACTCGCCAGCACCTCGCGGCCCTCCTCGTCGATCAGCGTGAAATCTTCCCAGCGCGTAGCCGCCACCTGGCAGGTTGCGCACATCGTCTCCATGACGCCGATCTTGACGCCGCACTGCCGGCAGCGGCCGCGCTCCGAGCGCTTCCAGCGCTCCAGCCCGAGCCGACCGCTCTCGATGCGGGTGCTGACGCGCTTGCCGTCCCTGCCGACCCGATCGACGGCGCCGTTCGTCGCGGCCGGATCAGCTTTCGGCGGGCGGGGCTTCGGCAACAGCCGGCTCCGGCGGCGCGGCGGTGGTCGTGGCCCTCTTCGGGCGGCGCGGCTTGCGCGGCACGAGCTGCGCCCTCACGTCCCGCACGCGCTCCCGCAGGTCCCGCGCGATCGCGGCGGCCACGAGCTTGCCGAGCTTCCCGCGCTCCGCGTCGCTGAGCGTGAAGCTCGCATCGCGCCACACGCCAGCGCCGGTGTCGAGTCGCACGTAGTCGGGCGGCAGGTCGAGCGCCGGCAGCTCGAAGCGCACTTCGGACGACGGTCGGTTGGATGTGGCTGCGATTGCGCCGTTGACCGCGTCCGCGATCTCCGCGAGTGACGCCCGTCGAGTCGGCGCAGCGGGCGCCGCTTCCGGCGGTTTGAGGGCACTCCCCGACGGCAGCGTCGTCCGGCTCATGCCCAGCTCGGCCGGCCACTCGGGTACGATCTCGCGCCCCGACTCGTCCACGTAGCCCGCCGTCAACGGGCCGCTGTCGCGTCCCTCCATGCGGTTCACCGCAGCGATCAGTTCCAGCGGACTGGTCATGGCGCCTCCTGCTGTCGCCCGACCTCCGCGAGCGCCCGCATCGCTACGCGGCACCGCTCCTGCTCCAGCTCCTTCTCACGAACGCGCTTCAGCAACTCCTGCCGCTGGCGTTCGAGGGTCTCAATCCGCCGCTCCAGTGCGCGCTGTGCCATCTGGCCTCCCTTCATGACGCTGCCCGCAACGACTTCGGGCGCAAGTTCATCGATCACCATGACGACCTCCCGAGTTCGCGGCGCGAACTCACTTGGGCTTGCTGAAGCCATTGATGTTGAAGCGCTTCGTGGAACCGGGATCGCTCTCGTCGTCACGCTTGATCGAGATGCGCGCGAGGATCGGACCGCCCGCCACGAGATCGGGATTCATGCCGTTGAAGCTCGCGATCAGCCGCCCGTCCACCGGGAGGCCGATCGACCGCGCCAGTTCGGTCACGATGCGCAGGTTCATCTTCGTCCCGGCGTCCACCGCCAGCTGATGCCGATCCCTCAAGCTATCTTTCGTCAGAAAGAAGCTGTGCTTGAAGGTCTTGGTCGCGTTCTGCGGCGAGCCGTTGTCGGCGACCTTGAAGGCGACCTCGATGATGGTCTTCTTGCCGTCCTTGGTCGCAGTGACCTGCGACCCCTGGACGAGGAGGACCTCGTTCCACTTGCCGACATCGCCGCCGCTCGGCACCTCCAGGGGGATGTTGCTCGTCGCTTCCTCGAGCACGTCGAGGGGGATCATTAGATAATCGTCGTTGCTCACGCTAAACCTCCGAGTTTGTACTTGCTACCGCTGCGCGGCGTCGGATTTCCTCCACCACGATTTGAAATGCCTCAGTCCATAGGGCCGACTGCATACGTAGATATTCCTCTACCTCTCGAAGCTGGCGATCCGGTATGTTTCTCGCGCCATCAATCCCGCCAATGAGTTCTACCGGTGAAGGGCTCATACCGCTACCGCTGCCGCTGCCGGCGCCGCGCTCGGCGCGCCGGTCGTCTTATCAAACTCCCGCCAAAAGTGTACGGGATCGGGCTGAAGCTCGACGCGCGTCATCGGATTGACGAGGCTGTCGGTCGGCATCTTGGCGTCCCAAAATCCATATGGCTGGGTGTGCGCGTAATACTTACCTCCTTCCGTGCGCAGGTAAACGACGACATCGAACTCGCCGCTGATCGCCTTCGAGAAGTTCATGTTGACGGTCAGTGGGCCGCCATAGAGACCGCCGGGTGCACCGGAGGGCGGCTCCTTCCAGTCGCTCCAGAACAGCGCCAGAACGTTGAGGGGGTGCGCTGCGATCTTGCGGACGATGTTCGCCATCAGCGTGTGGGCGATGCCATAATGATTCTCCGTGGTCATGCGTACCGCGTACTGGCCGCTGCCCGCGACCTGCACGTTGCCGTAAGCGGGATTGTTGGCGGCGGCCTGCAAGATTTGGCGCGCCAGGCTCGTGAGCGTGTCGAGGATGATGGTGCGGCAGCCGGGGAACTCGCTGGACCAGTCGCGATCCAGCACTTGCATCGCGAATGTGTAGGGATCATGCGTCGGGCCATCATCGGGCACCGCCGGGATCAGGTGCTCCCGATTGGCCGGGAGCACGCCGAGCATCTTGTACTCTTTGATGTCGAACGGGACGAACGCGGCGCGCGTGCCCCATCGGCCTTCATCGCCCCACGGTAGCGCGGTGAACAATCGGGTCTTGCCGCAGCCGGGATTGCTGTGCGCCAGCACCTTGACGCCGCGCTGCTGCGCCTCTGCCGGAGTTAGTATCTTCATGTCGCGGCCTCCAAGTCAGTGTAGCGGTCCTCGACCGTCACGAACTCCTCATCCGCCAGCTTGCGCCCGCCCCAGCACACTCCGAAATATTGACAGCGCCAGTTCCAGCTGACGCAGCTGCGGCGGTTGGGGATAAGGTAGCTAGGACCGCCAGGATTTCGAGCGCGTGAGACAGTCTCGCCCTCCTCCTCCTCCGCAATCTCGTGGATCAGCACCTTGATCTCGTGCATCGCCTGCTCAACCTCCGACTGGCCGCGCGCGAGCGGCACGATCACGAGCGGTTCCTCGCCGTTCGCGATCTGCCGCGCGCTCAGCTTGCGCCAGGCACCCAGGAGGGTGCCCGCCAGCGGCTCCCCGCAGCGCTGCTGGAGCATCCACTGGTACGCCGCCTCGTGCCACGACACGCGCACCTCGTCGAACAGCACATCCAGTGGCCGGCTGCCCGCGACGGTCTTCCACTGGAGCGAGTACAGCCGCCCGGTCTCGCGGTTGCGCACGACGCCGTCGGGCGTTCCGACCAGCTCGTGCTCGCCCAACCGTGCCGCGAGGGGCGCTTCGAGCGCCAGCACCTCCCAGCCCGCGAGCGCTGCCGGCAGCTCGCGCGCGCCCTCGCGCATGCGCTGCTGGAGGTCGTTCACAGCGCCCAGCCCAGCGGGCGGATCGGCCAGCGGCCGGTCCCCACCCATCCCCGCCCCCCACTCCGCGCTCGGCGCCGCCCGCGAGATCGGCAGATCGGCGGTCTCGGTGGCGATCGCGTTCGTTGCGGGGAGGGAGCGCGTTTCCGCGCGACCAGCGCCCCACCCCACCCCATAACCACCCTCCGCTCGCACAAGTGGCCGCAGCGCCGCCTCCGCAACCGCATGCCAATAGCTCCCGTCCGCGAGCGCCTCGCCCGCCGGCCTGGCGCGCCGCTCCACAAACTTATTCCAGTAGCTGCGCGGGCAGAACTTCCACTCCAGGATTGCACTCACGTTAATCCGCATTGGCCACCTCGCTTCCCGCAAACCAAGGCGGCTTGATCTCGTACTCATGCTCCTCAATGTCGGTAGTATGCTTCCAGAGCATCCCGCATCTTGGGCAGAACGTGATGACGCCCGGCCAGCACCAGTGGTCTGGCGGTATCCAGTTGCACAACTCATTGGACTGGATAGACTTGCACCCGTGGCCTAGTAGATGGCACACCGGGTGCATCCCCTTTGGCTTATCAAACATGATCCATACGAGAGCAGCTACTGTACTCATCACAGTGATACCCGCCAACTGCCAGATCAAATGCATCGGCCCCCCGCTATCGCTTGTGCTGCCCCCGAATAGTCCACACAATCACCGCAATCCCCACGATCATCGCCGCGATCAGCACCACCTCCCACGGCCAGCTCACCCCGCGCAGCGCCGCCACGAACGCGATCAATATACCACTCGCTATACAAACTCCAAGCACTAATCCAACGTGATTCTTCATGCGCCACCTCGCGCGAAGCTAGAGGATGCCCTCCGCGCCAGCTTCGTGAGGGCCGCACTCACGGGGAGCCGAACGCTTCGGGCATCCAGATCGATTCCGCAGACGATGTCATCGCGCTGCGTCGCACGAACGCGGACATTCGCCAGAATGTTAAAGCCGCGCCGCGCTAAAGTGTGTACCGCAAGCCGTCCGATCTCGCCACCGGCTCGGCTCTACCGCTCGCTCCGCGTGCGCCGGCTAACCAAACGCCGCAGGCCGAGCAGCCTCCGCCAAGTGTGTACCAATCACCCCCTCCCGCTCAGTGTCCAGCCGAACGCGACCACCGACGTGGGACTACAGCTCAAACAGCCCCTTGACGATCCACCCCAATATCTGTCCGGCGAGTCCCGTCCCCAGCCACGCCCACGCGCCCGGCGTCGTGTGTGCCAGTCCCATCGGCACCCCGCCCGCATCTCTCCAGAATGGGTCCATATTCGGCATATCACAATTCCCATTCATCACTTGCCCCCTTTGTCGCGCTCGCCATCCCGCACCAACCTCGCAAACACCCACACCGACGCAAACCCCACCGCCAGCGCCAGTCCCCGCCACAGCACGTCCAGTGTCATATTCGCCCTCCCTTCGTCCGTGTTCGCGACGCCCCGTCCGCGACGGGGCGCCATGCGGATCATCGCGGTCCTGGGACTTGAGTTAGGAGAATCGCTCCCCGCATGGCATTTTGTCCCAACGCGTTACGCGGGCGGCGCGTCCCTGTCCTCAGCCGCCTGAAGCCCGGCACCGATGGCGGTGATCCGGTCCGCGAGCGCCTGAAGCTCCGCATCACTCGTCGCCGGCGGTCCCGCCTTGACGAGCGCCGCCAGCGCATCCAGTTCGGTCACAGCGGCGTTGACCTTCACATCCAGCGCATCCACCGCAGCTTTGAGACTATCAAGTCCAGCCATAACCCTCTCCTCCATTCTCAGATACGACCGCACGAGGCGATCGAATATATCAAGCAGCTTGTGCTGATGCTCATGCTCACTCACGCCGAAATCCGCGTGCTGCTTGCGGCAGCTTCGATCCAAATGCGAAAGCACTCAGCGCACAAGGGAGTGCCCGTCACACCTTCAGCTTCCCGCGGTCCAGATACAATCTTGCACAACGGCACGAGGTAGTCATCCAATATGTGCGCGTTCTTGTCGATCCACGTCCGCGAGAGTTTCACTCTGCCGCGACCTCAACCTTCGCCCAAGTGTTCTTCATGACGCGCTCAATGCAGCCCCGATGCTTGAGTTGCGTCAGCGCGTTGCGCACAGCCTTTTCCCCCTGCGTCCCGTCGCGTGCCAGCCCCTCCTCCATCACCTTCTCCACCAGCTCCTGCACAGTCCGGGGCTCCGTCATCCACGCCAGCACGAACTTGTGTAACCGCTGCCACTTGGTCGCGCTGCCCTTGTGGATATTTCCAACCTCCCGCAGTTCCAGCACCACGCCCCCAGCTCGCGGCACCAGCGCAAACTCATAGCTATCCCCGGCGTTCCGCAGCCCGCGCGACTTGAGCACACGCATCATCTTATTCCCGCCCGGCATCACATCCAAGTGCCAAATCCAGTCCGCCGCCGTCTCCTTCACGCTGCTACCGCGCGCCTGATATACGCTGCGCCGCAGCCTGCCGGCGACGGGCGGATGGTCGGTGATGATGACGGCCACACCGGCCCTAACCGCGATCTCAGCCGCCGCCCCCATCACTCCGTCCATCTCCATGCGTGAGTTCTCGTCCGCTGAGTTGCAGTTGCTGAAGCAGTCGAGCACGCAGATGTCCGCATCGTGATATTGCAGAGACTCTATCAACTTGCCGACCAGCACCGCGCTATTGAGGTCCATTATCCGCCCAGCGCTGCGCGCCCGATAAACGATCTTGTCCCCGATGGCGTCAAAGCTCAGCAACCTACCCGCGATCAAGCTCTCGTACTGATCCTTCATCGCCCACGCCGCGCTATCGAAGAAGAACGCAGCGGTCTTGAGCACCCGCTCGCTCCGCTTCCCGAGGAAGCTCTGTCCCGTGGCAACCGCGATCGCGAGATCGAGCACGGTCAAAGTCTTGCCGACATGTGGCTCAGCCACGACCAGCCCCACGCTCCCGCGCAGCAAGAACCCGGGCAGCAACTCGCGCGGCTTCCCGTTCCGCATCAACTCGTTTGCCGGCTGAAAGTTGAAGTGGTCCATCTTCACTTCGGGCTCCATGTCCTCGGGATCGAACGTCGGCTCCTCAAGCTCTTCGGTCATTGTCCGGGCGCTTTCGTGGCTAGAAGTTGGTCGGATGGTGAGTCGGCCTAAGCGGCGACCCGCTTTGAGATTGCGCCGCTCGGAGCACCCTCGCACAAACCGCCGCCGCTGCCAAGACTCAATCTTCGTGCCACGGTCACGAAATTGTTCGGCTTCATCCGCCCGGCGGTCCTCTGACGCCCGGCAGAAAAAAATCCTCCTACTCTAATAAGAACCTAGAGCGGATTTCTCCAACACATGGCCCCTCCCCTCCATGCCAGCCCGCTGGCGCGGCTGGCCGGAGGGGGGTAGGCCAGCCTTACCCGGCGCGGAGATGATTCTCCAGCGACGCAGAATGACCCAGGATCGACTCGGGGCGCTCAAACGTCCTCGGCGCCATCCTGCCCCCCGTTCGGCCCGCCACGGTCAACCTTGGCACGCAGGCGCGCCTCCGCAGCCACCCTCGCCAAGTGCCCCGCATTAGCCCACGTCCCCCGGGCAACCTCATTCCACCACATGACCTCACCTATAAGTCTATAATTACCATTGACATCCACCGCAACTAACCCAGTGCTCCAGTCCCGGATAGCGGCCTGGCGCGCAGCGCGCTCGTACAAGCTGCGCGGCTTGCCGGGTCGAGGGCGCCCCACGGGACCGACTGGCAAATATTTGGCCGCCTCCCGTCCACACTCCGCGTCCCACTCCAGCTCCGCTTCCCTCACGCCCAGCTCGGCGCTTTCCCGCTCCGCTGCCTCAGCCGCCAGCTCCACTGCATCGATCTCCGCTTGCTCCGCACCGACATCCGGCTCCCGCTCCCGGTCACTCACTCTGCACCTCCCGCCGCGCACTCGCGGCACAGCGCCGCCCCCGGCGGATCAGGGTCCCACCTGACCGCACACCGCTCGCACACAATCCGCTGGCACTCGTCGCAGGTCAGATACCCCGCATACTCCTCCTGCCGCATCCCGCACACATCACACACCGCCGCAAATCTCACCACCGGCATACGCTTCCCCTCTCTGCGAATGTCCCTACTCAACCGCTCGATCGTCTCCCCAAAGTGACACACTCGCAGCCTCATGGCTTCGGCTCCGGCTTCTTGCTCGAGGCAGTCAACTCACTAAGCTTGACCTCAAACGCCATCTCCAACCTATCCAAAAGTATCTGTCGTTCCCGAGTCGGGAGGTCCACCGTATGGTCCACAATATACGCTAGCTCATCCCTGAATGGACGTCGCCGTAGCTTCATGGCTGTCCCGCTTTCGGCCATGCATCATCCAGCTCGGCGCCATCAACCTCCGGCTCCGCCAGCATCCCCGCCTCTGCCATCCCCCGATACTCGTCCCCGACATCCGAAGCCATCCCGCACCAATGGCACACCGGCCAGCGCGACTTCTCCACCAGCAGCGCCCCACACTTCCGACACCACTCATACTGCTTCACATATGCCGCCATACCGCCTCCCGCTAAGGTATATGTATATATACCGCCCACGCGCCACGCGCCGTCCCGACGCTCAACCGAGATAGTCCCCGCACTCTTTGCACGTCCAATCCGGCTCCAGTCCCTCAGTATAGAACACCGGCCCGCACGGATGATTCCGCAGCCTGCACAACACCGCACGCCAAAGCGGCGTGCCCCAGCGCGGTTTCCGAAACACTACCGTACGCCACCACGTGAAGCGCAATAGCATGATCGCGTGCAGCATCAGCGCCCCCCATACTCTGCATCAAACAGCGGCTTCACAATCTCATTGATGCGCCGCAGGACGGCCGAGAATCCATCCGGTCCCTCATAATCATGACACCCGCGCAGCCGCAGGCACGCAGCAAGCAAAGCTTGCTCGTGCTGCAAGCGCAGCTCCGCCATGTCCCGGCGCATCTCCTCCGCGCGCGCGGCGTCGAAGTCGCACCCTGGAAACGGGACGACCTTGCGCCCGGCGGTCACGAGTGCGCCTGCTTCCAGCCGCCGATCCGCCACATCTCGATGCGCGGCAGGTTCCAGCCCTTCCCCTTCGGCGCGTTATTGGGCATGTAGAAATCGTGATAGCACTTGAATCCGCCGATGCCGCGCGCCTGCGCTCCAATCCGCTTGAGCGCGCCCCTCACGAGGCGCTCCCGCTCCCTGAGCGTCCCCTCGCTCAACGCGCCGCTGGCCGCGAGCTGCGCCACACTGGCGCAGCCCATTCGACGCAGCATCTTCCCGACCTTCGCCTCAATCTCGTCCCGTGTCATGATGCACCTCCGCTTGTGCGCTGCTGCCACCATGGATAGAACGCGAATGGCACTTCGATCCACGTCTGCCCATCCGGCTGGCGCTGGAACGTGGTCCAACTCCAGCCCGAGGCCTTCACGATCGCAAGCGCTTCGGGCGTCGCTTCGGCGTACAAGTCACTCTCGTGCGCATCCAGCTCGACGCCCGCCGCCTTGAGCTGCAAGTATACATTCTCGTGCTTCGCGCTCATGACCCAACCCTCCAAGTAAACGCCCTGGTCCCAATCCACACGATCAGCATGTGCCCGCCATGCGTCCGATACAGGCCGGCGCTCACGATATTGCCGCCGTCGATGTTGTGAAAGGTGAATAGCTTCACGATGCACTCCCTTCCGCTTTGGCAATAGCGTCAATCAACGCATCCTGTACCCGCGTGCTTGGTGCATTGCTCGGCTCATACGGTAGCGTGTGAATAAAGTCGAGCGCCCGCTTGCACGCTTCCAGCAAGTCCGGTGCGGCCGCAATCAGCCGCGCATTAGCTTGAAACTGATCATTCGATGCAGCCGCATCGGTCGAAAGGTTCGCGACCACGCCGTGCGATCGTTCGGCGCGGACCCTGCCCGCTATCGGATACCACGGCCCCTCTGTGTGTGCCGCGCTCACTGCGCACCTCCGCTCTTGCTCGCGCCGTCCGCTAGGCGCATGTCCACACCATCAAACTCCCAAGCTCCAACCGCATCCTCCGCCCATGTGCTACCTGTCCACGTATACCGCGCCCCCGCGTCACTAGCCGGGGGCGCCACGATCTTCCCACAACCCGCTAGCGCCATGAGTACCAGCGCGATGCCGGCTGCGCGCATCATCGTCCACCATCCAACAATCGGCGCGCCCTAACCTCACACTCGCTACGCGGCATACACTTCACAATCACTCGCGCCGCGCGCTTGAGCGCGCTCGCATAGCTTCCTGCTTCCCAACGCTCAAGCGGAACCTGTCCGCGCTCCGCAAACCCAACGACATACTTCCCGGTGCTGATCTCCCGCCATGCGAACGCCTCATGCTCCGGGCGCATCATCGGTCCAAACATTTCCCGCGCCACTACTTCCGCATCGTGCTGAGTCATCGTCCAATCCCTTCTCGCTCGTTCCGCTCGATCATGTCCAACACTTCCCGATAGGTGTGCCGCTCTGCGACATCCGGATATTCCCGCGTGAAGTCCAGAATCTTGCACGCGGCATCTACAGCCTCGTCCGGCCGCAGGTTATCGGCCGCCCAAGCCATCAAGTGCTCCAGGTTTCCCATCGTCCATCCCTCGTGTTGTGCTCGACTCCTTCGAGCGGTCCGCTTCGATCGCATCCCGCCACCCGTCCCGACCGTTCACAGTGAGTATGAGACTGCACGCTCCGTGCCGTCAAGTAAACTCTTGCGGCGCATCGAGCGCGATCGCGAACCGAGTGCAGCTTGCAATATGAGTCGTGCGTTGAGCACTCGATTTCTCGACGTCTGATGAACACTTGGGCAGTGTCAAAAAACCTTACACTGCACACTCGTTCACTGTGTCAATATGTCCCACTGCGACAATATGTCCCACATTCACATTTCCACCTTATATAGCGCGTGCGCGGCGGCAGCCCCACCACCCCCCGGAGTCCCCCCGCGTGAGCGCGTTTTCCGTGAACTACCTTCACACGTCCCGCGCGCAAAAATCGCGAACCGACGCGCCCGGCGCGGTCGAGATGGCGCTTGTCGCGTCGGTGTAGATACTATATACTACCGCCCATGTGCCAAGGCTGTGTCGATGAGGGATATATCAGCCAGTTCATATTCGATGTGATCGAAGCCTTCAGCGAGCGCTTCGACGACGACCTCGGCGTCGATTATGGGCCGGCGCACATCGTGATCGCCGACGACAACGTCGATGACGAGTCAATCGATTACTGCCTGGCGCTGCCGAGCATGAACGAGCCGGAGCGCGGCTTCCTGCGCTGGCTCAAGACCGTGCCGATCGAGGAGCGGCTGGGCCGCTCGCCGGAGGTTGAATGATGCTCATATTGCTACTGGCGCTCGTGCTGCCGCACTACCGGACGCCGCACCACCCGCGCGCGGTGTTCGACACGATCCGTGGCGCGGCCGCAAATGGCGGGGACGTGATCGTGCGCGTCACCAATCCCGCCGCCAAGTGGGACACCCTCCGCAACGTCGGCCCGCCGTGGGCGTGGTGGCAGCGCGACGTGCTCGTGAGTCGCAAGCGCTGCCCGCCGGCGTGCGCGCCGGGCGGCGTGACGTTCGTCGCCTCGATGACGCGCGTCACCGGGCTCGGCCCGCAGACCGATAGCTTCATGGTCGAGCTGCCCGACACCGCTCGGGCGGTGTGCGTCCTGATCGCGAACGGCGTCCCCTGCCCGCTCCGGACCCAGCGGCTGCTGCGTCCGCCGGCGTGGGTGCCGGGCCAGCCGCCGGCGCAGCCCGGCGGCCTGGCGTGGCGCTCCTTCGAGTACGAAGCTGACACGCTCGTCGCGTGGGGCTATGATACCGGCGCGGGACAGTACATCGGCCGCCTGGAGGAGCACACGAATATCCGAGTGCGCCCGGACAGCAACGCGGTCTTCGGCGGCTGGTGGCACAGCCTCGCGGAGCCGGTGCCGATCGCGGCGCTGGCGAAGGCGGCACCGCCCATCATCAAGCGCATCCACCGGCGGATCGCGAAGCAGATCGACCGCTATGCGAGCAGGGGAGAGCAATAGGAGGTAGCTATGAGCAATCTCAGCATCTGGCAATGGCTGGTCGGTGGGCTGGCGTTCGGCGCCGGCTTCACGCTCGGGGCGGCACTCATCAACGGCCTGCTCGGGCTCGTGGGCGCCGACCGCAAGGCGGCCTGATGCCGCCGCGCGAGGAGCTGGTGAACAAGATCGCGACCACTTTGTGGGGTACAAAGATTTCAGCAGATGCTCATGTCCAAGCCGAGCGACTTGTGGCCTACGGCGAACTTGTGAAAGATAAATGTGCGGAGACGGTTGAGGCTATGCTTCGGGACCCAACCATGCGAACGCTCGAAGTTATCGAGGCAGCTAGGTGCATTCACAATATGCCCATCCCGCTGCCGGAGCTGCGTCCATGAGCGAGCAGTTTCTTGAAGCCGTCGAAGACCTAAAGACTTGGTGTTTCCGACAACAATATGCGGTTGACCATCCGCCAATGGCCGCGAATGAGTTCAGCACTCAAATAGACGCGGCACGTGCGAAGGTGATCGAGTTGTTCGACGCGGCGATTATTCGCTACGGTGAACTCGTGCGAGAGGCGTGTGCGGACTTCTGCGAGAGGAACGCCGAGCCAGGTATTGATGGCGTATCGTTCGCGAAGGCGCTGCGCATGCTGCCGCTACCGGAGCCGCGATGAGCGTCGTAGCTGCGTTCAGCGGCGGCAAGGATAGCACCGCGATGGCAACGCTGATGGCCGAGGCTGGTGAGGACTTCTCGCTGCTGTTCACGCCGACTGGAAACGAGTCCGATGAGTGCCTTGAGCATGTTCGCCATACTGCCGAACGCCTAAGCAAGCCGTTCACCATCAGATGGTCGGGGCACGGCCTCGTATCGCTCATCGAGCGCCAGCGGGCGCTTCCAAACTGGCGGCAGCGCTGGTGTACGCGAATGCTCAAAATAGAGCCATGTCAGACATACCTAGCCGAGAATCCCGGCACGGTCTTGTGCGTAGGACTTCGGGCGGATGAGCCCGAGCGGTCAGGCTTGTGGGGTGATCTCGCGACCTATCGTTACCCACTACGCGAGGCCGAGATGGGATTAACAGAAGTTGTGTCGTTTCTTGAGGAGCGGAAGATTTGTGTACCCTCGCGAACAGACTGCGCCCTATGCTTCTTCCAGCGATTGATCGAATGGTACGAACTGTGGCGCGACCACCCCAATAAATATGCCGAGGGCGAGCGACTGGAGGCGCTGACTGGCCATACTTTCCGCTCGCCGCAGCGCGACACTTGGCCGACCAGCATGAAAGGGATGCGCACGTGGTTCGAGGCTGGTCTGATTCCAAAGGACACACGCCAACGCACCGGCATGTGTCGGGTATGCTCGCTGTGAGCCCGCTTCCCGAGGAGCCGCTCGCGGCCGACCCCTCGTGGGGCCATTATCCCTGGCTGCTATGCCCGGCGGCACACCGCGAAGCAGCCGAAGGCCATTTCGTCTATCGGTGCGAGGGGCGTGCCAACCACATTTGCGACGGGCCTCGAACGCCATATCTCTGGTCTGCGAAGGGCGAGGGCGGGGCGGACTTCAAGTCCATCCAGCCATGCTGTGGGTCTTGTATCTCCGACCAAGAATATGGAGACTACAGCTCGTATGGCGGTATAGACGACCCGTGCTGCTGTATTCATGCCGAAGAGTGGAAGCATCGTCTCATTCCGGAGGGCTCGCCATGAGTGCACTCCCGGACGAACCGCTCGCGGCCGGCCCCGCCTGGCGCCTGCTGCGCATCACCATCCAGACGCTCGTCCACGCGGCCAGCCAGCGCGTCGGCGAGGACGAGCTGCTGCTGCGCAAGAATGACGTGTATCGGGCCGCTCACGAGTATGCTCGCGCCTACGCGCGCACCCTGGGAGGTTCCGCCGATGCCCCTCACCCGCACACCGCCGAGCGCGTCGCGTCGCGAGCGCAACCGCATCCGCAGCCAGAACGTGAAGGAAGTCGTCGATAGCTACGAGCAGAAGGGCTCGATCGGCACCAGCCACCCGGCGTCCAAGGCTGCTGCTGTGAAGCAAGCCGTAGCTGTCGCATATGCCCAAGAGCGCCGCGGCCGAAAGCGCAAAAAGTGACTGTCATCCCACCTCAGCACTGGCCCAATGGCCAGGTCCCGGCACTCGTGGTCGGCACCGCCCTCCACAGTCGCACCGCCGGCCGCACCTGCCAGCTCACGATCGAGGTCCCGGCCGAGTGGGGCAGCTATGTCGATGTCGGCCAGCGCATGACGCTCAGATGTTTCCCCGATCCCGTCCCGCAACCAGCGTGGAGGGCGCGCGGCTGAAGGCGCTTGACATCTGCGGCCGCGACCCCCACTCTGTGGGGGACATCCGTGGGGCCGTCTTCCAGGCTCCCGCTGCCTGTGTCCACCCGCCAGGCGGCCCCCACGGGCTTCGCGAGCGCGAAGCCCATTGACTTAGCGGCCGCGCGCGGCGCAGCCTCCGCGCCATGCCACGCGGACGACCTCGCAAGCAGCCGGGCTGGGCTGGCGCCCAGCCGGCGCCGGACGCCGACGAACCAGCGCTCGACGCTCCCCGCGTCGCCGCCGCCCTGACAATCGCTGACCGCCACGAGCGCGCGGTCCGCATGACGGAGATACTCAGGGACCGGGACGCAAAAGCGGCCGAGACGGTCGCCGCCAGCCGCGAACTCGACAAGATGGATCGCGCGGAGCGCGGCGAGGCGGCCCAGGCTGCGCCCGGCCCGCCGGCGCCCGGCAGCCGCACCGAGCAGGTGGTGCGGCTCGTCAAGATACTCGCGGCAGCGGGCCCCGAGGTCCGCATCCGCGCGCTCGAAATCATCGCGGACCGCTTCGAAGCGCAGCGCGCGCGCATCCGCGAGCTGATCGGATTGGTGACGGAGCCGATCACGCTGCCTACCACCACGCCGCCACAGGAGCCTCCCGCATGACGATCTCCAACTACCCGCCGCCCTCGTCGCCAACGACCACGACCGACACCTATCGCGCCGACCCCTTGCCGCCCACGCCCGAGTGCGCCAACTGCGACGAACTCCGGCGGCTGCTCGCCGGCATGCGGCTGCGCGTCGATCAGGTCGAGTTCGCTTATACGGAGCTGCGCCGCGAGAGGGACGCCCTGCTCGCCAAGATCGACGCCGCCACCGGGGGTGCTCCGCCCGCCATCGAGATCGTCAGCGACCTGCCGACCTCGCGCCACACGGACTAAGCTGTGGTCACCACGATTACCACGGCGGTCACCTCCAACTTTGTAGAGCATTGCTACACCGTGGGCTTCCCCAACACCTACCATCGAGGCCGCTTGGAACACATCTTGAGATGTATGTTCCAGTGCCCGCACTGCCATCGCCTGTTTTGGCGCACTCGCAGTACGGAAATGCCGTGGCTGTTGTGTGATGGACCGTCTCTGGCGGGCATGACTTGGATTAGTTGCGAGGTCGAGGAACCGCCAGTATGACTCGACGGGCGCGCTCCGACGAAGCGATCCTCGATGCCGCGATCGCCCGCCGCGACTCCGGCAAGCCGTGGCGCTTCCGCGACGCCGAGCGGCTTGCGAAGCAGGCCACAGCCCGAGCGGCGCGCGCCGCCAGCATTCGTGCGAGCCGCGACCTGTGGGGGATCGCGGAGGGCGATCGCGATTTCCACAGCGTCTACACACCGCTGGAGCGCTGGCCCAGCGCCGTCGAGCACGAGTTCTGGCGTCACGAGTGTGTCGAGCACTTCTGGCCCTTCTTCCTCCACGCATGGGGCACCCTCCACGGCCCCCACGCCCGCGACTGGTGGATCGATCGCCAGGAGGTCGCGGAGCCGCTCGCGTGGTGGCTGGAGCAGCAGGCGCGCACCTGGCTCGCGAGCCGGGCCGAGCACAAGAAGCTCATCCACCACATCGCGGTGATCGTCACGAGGGAGTTCGGCAAGACGACCATGCTCCAGGCGTGGTTCTTGTGGCTGCACCTCCAGGACCCCAACCTCTCGACCTATATCGGTGGCGAGAAGGAGTCGCTCGCGAGCGACTCGCTGCTGGCGATCCGGGCCGTTCTGGGAGGGAGCGACCGCCACGCCCAGTTCGCCAAGATGTACGGCGACTGGCTTGGCAGCGAGGGCATCCAGCGCCGCGAGTCGATCACCCACAATGTGCGCAGCACGACGACGCGCCGCGACCCCTCGTTTGGCGTGTGGGGCGTCGAGTCCGGCTTGACGGGCCGTCATCCCGACGCGGCGGCGCTCGACGACCCCAACACCTACGAGCGCCAGCAGGCGCAGGGCAACTGGTTCGACATCGTCACCCTCCACTGCGCCAGCCTGACGCCGGTCATCCGCGTGGACGGCCTGTTCGCGCTGTGGGGCACCCCCTACGCCGACAACGATCACCTCGCCAAGACGCTGCGCCGCGACGGCATCGCGTCCATCACGGGCCTGCCGATGCACGACTTCACGCCGCGCGCGAACGGCGCGTGGCACGTCTTCCACTTTCCGGGGCGCACCCGCAGCGGTCGGCCGACCGTCCCGAACGTGTGGTCCGAAGCGCGCATGAACGCCTTCGAGCTGGAGAATCCCGATCGCTACGCGGCACAGGTGCTGCTCCGGCCGGAGATCAGCGAGCGCAACCCGCTCACGCTGGAGCAGATTCAGGACTGCATGGTGGACGAGAAGGACATCCCCATGAACTTCCTGCGCTATACGCTGCACTTCGACACCGCGTTCAAGGACAGCTTCCGCCGCGACGGCGACGAGAGCGTCTTCGTCGTGTGGGGCCACATGCGCGACGGCTCCGGCGAAGTGGTATATATAGAGGGCCACGGCAGCAGCCTGTGGCGCGGTGAGGAGTTCTACCGAGAGGTGGTGCGCCTGCTGCAACGTTATCGGCGCATGGGCCGCAAGATCGTCGCCATCACCGACGAAGTGTCGCCGGGCAAGCGCCAGACCGGCCGCATGATGCTCGAATCGCAGTGCAACGGCGCGGGCATCAGCCGCCCAGGCGAGTGGATCGAGATCGCGCGCGGCGGCAAGAAGAAGCTTGAGCAGCGCATCATCCCGGCCGCCACGATGTGGGCGGATGGCTACGTCAAGCTCGTTCGCACGGCGCCCGGCCTCGACAAGCTGGTCGCGCAGATGTCGCGCATCGGCAGGAGCGACTTGGACGACTGGGCCGACGCGAGCGCTGATGTCTTCAACCCCTCGGTCTATCGCCGCCAGCGCCGCGCCGATCGTCCCGACGAGAGCGTCCCCGCGTGGCTCGCGTCCCCGCAGGACGTGATCCTGAAGGGCGCCGCCCACGACGAAGCGCTGCGGCGCCAGTACGACAGCTGGGTCCGGCGCGACGAGATGGATTATGAGCCAGTCTGAGGAAAGTTCGCGCAGCGAACTTGAGGGGGGCGCGGTGAAGGCCGACTCGTCGGACCGAGGGACTGGCGCGCCGGCCACAGGGACTGCGCCCCCCGTCACGCTGACAAGCCTGACCGCGCACCGCATCACCGAGCCGTGGCAGGTCGAGCGGATGCGCCAAATCTACAACGAAACGCTCCCCGACCTGGCGACTCGTCCCGGCCTGACGCCGCGCACCGAAGCCGCGCAACAAGAGTGGTGGTCCGAGGTCCACGACCACGCGGTCGCCCACCTCTACAGTCCCATCACCGAACCGTGGAAGTTCGTCGCGTTCTCGCTCGTCCAATGGAAGCCGGGCGGCATCGTCACCCCGCTGTTCGCGATCGAGACCGCGTGGCAGGGTCGCGGTCTCGGGCGCCAGATCATCGACCACTACCTCAAGATCGCGAACGCCCCACTCGCGGGCAGCGCTCTCACGAGCAACCGCGCGATCATGCACCTCAATGAGCGCGCCGGCTGGCAGCAGCTCGCCGAGCGCGATGGCGTCGCTCTGCTCTACCACCCCGGCCCGCACCCGACCGACGACGCCCGCCAGCGCGAAATCTTCGACGCGATCATGGAATATCATGGCCTCTGACGCGGCGACGGCGACGGCAACCGTCAGCATCCTCTGCCCCACGCTCGGTCGCAGTTCTCTCGGCACGATCGTCCAGCAGGCGGACATCCAGCTCGGCCCCCACGACGAGCTGATCGTGGTCGGCGATGGCCCGCGCCCCGCAGCACGCACGCAGATGGAGCCCTTCGTCACCGATCCGCGCTTCCAATATCTGGAGTTCCCGCCCGACGCCCCGACCGGCCACTACGGCAGCGAGCAGGTCGATCACGCCATCACCCACGCGCGTGGCAACTACCTGATGTTCATCGGCGACGACGACGAGTTGGCTCCCGAAGCCATCAGCACCTTCCGCAAGGTCTGCACGCCCATCGACCCCCACCCCTACCTGTTCGCCATGAGCTACGCCGGTGAGATCATGCGCCGCAACCTCCACTGCGGCGGCTGCAGCGGTCAGCAGTTCGTGGTCCCCAACGATCCCGCGCGGCTCGCCCGCTACTCCGACAGCGGCGGCCAGACCAACGATTGGCACTTCATGTCCCGAACGCTCGAACTGTGGGGCGGCCGGATCGAGATTCGCGACGAAATCCTGACCATCCTGCGTGGCCGCCACCACGGAGCCATCTGGTGAAGCTCAACCTCGATCCATGTCACCGCATGAGCGGCGAGCTGCTGACCGTCATCGCTCGCGTCGTCACGAGCGAGTGGTACATTCGCGGTCCCGAGTTCGACGCCTTCAACGCGGAGTTCGCGGCCAGCATCGATCCGCGCGCCCACGCGGTGGGCGTCGGCAGCGGCACCGACGCCCTCTACCTGATCCTGCGCGCTGCCGGCATCGGTCCCGGTGATGAGGTCATCAGCCCCGCGATGAATGTCGCTTATACGGCGCTCGCGATCGCCAACGTCGGTGCGACGCCCATCTTCGCGGACGTGGACCCAGCGACGTTGACACTCGACCCCTCGGCAGCGGCAGCCGCCATCACCCCGCGTACGAAAGCCCTGATCCCGGTACATCTGTATGGGTACATGGCCGACATGCGCGCGCTCGCGGAGATTGCCCAGCGCCATGCCCTGCTGCTGATCGAGGATGCCTGCCAAGCGCATGGCGCTACACTCGACAGCCGCGCAGCCGGCGCGTGGGGCGATGCAGCGGCCTTCAGCTTCTACCCGACCAAGAACCTCGGCGCGTTCGGCGACGGCGGCGCGGTCGTGTCGCGCGACGCAGCACTGATCGAGCGCATCAGCCAGCTCGCGGACGGCGGCCGCAGCGACCGCTACGAGCACGCCGAGGTCGGCATCAACAGCAGTCTCGATGAACTCCAAGCGGCGGTGCTGCGCGTCAAGCTCAGCTACCTGTCCGACTCCACGACGACCCGGCGCGCCCTCGCCAGCCGCTACACTGAAGCCTTCGAGGGCAGTCCGCTTCAGTTGCCAGCGGAGCTACCCGGCTACCGTCACGTCTATCACCTCTATGCGGCGCGCAGCCAGCAGCGCGACGATCTGCGAATGCGCCTCGCGGAGCACGATATCCCGACGCTCATCCACTACCCGATCCCCGTCCACCTCCAGCCCTGCTTTGCATCCCTCGGAGGTCGCGTGGGCCAGCACCCGGTCGCCGAGCGCGCCGCGCAGACGCTGCTCTCGCTCCCGCTCCATCCCGAGCTAACCTACGACGACCAGCAGCGCGTCATCACGACGACGCTCGCAGAGGTAGCCGCCAGTGCCCATTGACATCGTCGCCCCGTCGGTCGTCAACCCGCCGCGCCCGCTGGTTGGCATGGGCCGCCAGTCCGACCGCGCCACCTACGCCCTGGCGCGCCAGCGCGCTGACAACGAGCGCTATGTCCAACTGGTGCGCGACCGCAAGCAGAAGTCTGAGCGCGTGTTCATGGCATACTATCAGCGCCTGGCGCGCCTCTACGACCGCTACCGTGGCATCTACAGCGGCAAGTTCGCCGCGTTCCGCAACAACATCCACATCCCGTTCATCTACAGCGTGATCCAGTCCGACGTAGCGCGGAAGGTGCAGATGTCACTCGGCAACTGGCCGCTGATGAGCTTCGAGGGCTACGCGCCCGAGGACGAGCCGATCGCGCGCAAGAACGAGCTGCTCGTGTCGGTGCAGTTCGAGGACGCCAAGCTCTACCAGAAAGCGATCGACTTCTTCCTGACGACCGACCTCTACGGCGTCGGCATCATGCGAGATGGCTGGAAGAGGGACATCCGCCGCAAGCGCATCCGGGTGCCACTTCCAGTGGCACCGGGCGTCACGATCGACCAGGTCGCCACCACCTGGCAGACCTTCTACGACGGTCCCAACTGCTACGTGGTCGATCCGCTCGACTTCATGCCGCAGCCCGGCATGCGCTTCATCGACGATATGATGTACGCCACCGAACGCTACTGGCGCGACCTCGACGACATGCGCGCCCAGGTCGCAGCGGAGATCGCGAACGGCATCCCGCGCGACGAGCTGTCGTTCGATCCAGCGGCGCTGGATCAGGTCGCCGCGACCGGCACCGAGAGCGACGCCGGCTCCCGCCTGATCGAGCGCTTGTCCATCTATCGCAACCAAACCGACTGGGAAGCGCGCAAGGGCGACAAGTATTCCAAGACCGTCGAAGTGTGGGACCACTGGTGTGCGCTGCCTGACGAACTCGTCCCGCCCGACGGCATCCGCCACCGGCAGTTGATCGTCCTCAACGGCCGCGTCCTCGCCAAGAACGCGCCCAATCCCAACGATAACGGTGAGAAGCCCTGGACCAGCTACTCGATCGGCGACCCTCACTACTTCCACGGTGTCGGCAAGAGCGAGCTGCTCGAAAAGCTCCAGGCCGCCGCCAATCGGCTGATGAACCACGTGCTGGACGTGCAGGATTTGACGCTCAGTCCCGTGTTCCTGGCGAACAGCAGCATCTTCCCCCATCAGAATCTGGTGACGCAGCCCGGCCGCGTGTTCTCGATAGATGGACCCGTGGGCGACGACGTGATCCGGCCGATCGCGATCGACCGCCAGGGCCTCCAGACCGCGATGCCCCTGGTCAACCTGATGTGGCAGTACATGCAGCAGGGCTCGGGGATCGTGGAGGACATCGTCCAAGGCGGCCAGGGCCAGCGCCAGACCGCGCGTGAGTTCCAGGGACGCCAGGAGGCGGTGATGACCCGCCTCATGATGGAGTCCCGCATCGCCGAGGAGATGTGGCTCGAACCGCTCGCCAACCGCTTCCGCATGCTCAATCGCCAGTACCTGCCGCTGCCGAAGCAGATGTCGATCTTGGGCTCGCTCGCGCGCTTCAATCCCATCACCGGCAGTCCCCTGCCGCCGGACCTCAACCCGACGATCACCCACGAAGACCTGTGGCCCGACTACCGGGCGCGTGCGGTAGGCGCCAACCAAACGATGATGCGCAGCGCGACGCAGCAGAACGTGATGATGCTGCTCCAGGCGATGTCCGCCAACCCGCCGCTGATGCAGCTCGTCAACTGGGTCAACTTCGCGCGCCAAATGTTCGAGGTGTTCGGCTTCAGGAACGTGCAGGAGCTGCTCGTGCAGCTCCCGCAGGTCGGCATGGGCAGCCAGATGATGGGCGTGCCGCCCGAGGCGGCGGCGACCGCGATGGGCTCGCCCGAGACGCTCGATCCCTCGCACATCCAGTCGATGATGGCTGCCGGCGGCGAGCTGGGCGGTCTCGCAGCACCCTTCTAATCGGAGGTCCCTTGATCTCAATCCCCATCGACGCCTCGGCCGACGAGCCGAACGAAGCGCTCGAAGCCATTCGCCAAACGCTCATGTCGCCGGGCTGGCAGCGCTGGATGGCGCCCGCGCTCGCCCAGCTCATGGACCACGTCAAGAATCAGCTCGTGGCGCCGCCATTCAGCCGCGAGGAGCCCTACAACAAGTGGTCCGAGGAGCGCATTAGCGGCTTCGTGACGGGCATCGGCGTCGGCCTCAACTCGTGGATTCCCAAGCTTCAGCAGTACGATCGCGCTCGCGCCCTCGCCGCGCTGGAGCAGCGCGCCGCCGCCGCCGAAGCGCGCTCCGAAGGCAGCCCCTACGGCAACGAGGACCACACGGAAGCGGTCTCGCCCCAGTAGCCCATTGACAGCCGGCACGGCTGTCGGCTGAATCGCAGCAACTGGGTCGGCGCGAATCCGCCGTCCCCAAGCTCACCCCAAAGCCAGCGAATCCTGGCGAGGACCCACAATGACCGTCTCGAACCAGCCGCCAGCGAATCCTGCGGCCCCCGACGCCGATCCGATCAACACCGCCCTCCGCGACGTGAACTACCAGAGCGTCGATGAGTGGAAGGAAGCCACTCACGCGGCCCGAGGCCGCCTGCGGCAGCAGCAGGAGCAGCTTCAAGCTCTTCAAGCGCAGCTTGAAGAGGTGCAGCGCCGCATGTTGCCGAGCGAAGCTCGTCAGCAGCGCGACTCCGCTGCCGACCTCGCGACCTACGTCCCGATGGACGCTCTCGACGCCTACGTCAACGACCGCATCCAGCGCAGCATCGACGGCACGATCGGCCCGCTCGTCAAGACCAACGCAGCCCTAACCCGCGTCAAGGCAGCGATTCCTGACTTCGCGCGTTTCGAACCCGAGTGGCAGCAGTGGCTTGCTGCCAATCCCGACTTGAATCGACGTTTCCAGGAAGGCCTCTTGAAGGCCCCCGACGAAGCTGACCTCACGATCGCCGGAGCCTACAAGCTCTTCGAGACCGAGCGTCGCGCGAGCGCGCCCGAGCCCAAGCCGCCAACCGTCCCCAACTCCGCGACGCTCCCATCGACACAGGGCAGCGGCTCGGCGCGGGGCCAGGACGTGGGCGGCCCATCTCCCGAAGAGATGCAGGCAACCGTCAAGGCGGCCAGCGCTGGAAACGTCCGCGCCAAGATTCAGCTCATGAAGTGGCGTGGCATCATGCACCCGGAGCTACCGCCGCAGCCCTAGCGCCACTCGCGTGATCTGAGTCACCGGAGGTAACCGCGTGGCTCATCCAGTTCAACAGTCCGTCTATGAACTCGGCGGTCCGTTTGCTGGCGGCAGTTCCGTCATCAAAGAAGACCTCGCCGACGTTGTCATCAACATCGACCCCTACGACACTCCCGGCTACTCGACGTTCGCCAAGACCGTCGCCAAGTACACCAGCCACGACTGGGTGGTCGCATCCCTGAGCGCGACCAGCACAGCAGGCACCGAGGAAGGTAAGACCTTCGCACCCGCTGCGCGCCCCAGCCGCGTGCGTCTCATCAACCTGACGCAAATCTTCGAGAATCCCTTCGTCGTCAGCGACACGATGCGCGCGGTCGATCCGGCCGGCGTCACCGACGAGTACATGCTGCAAGCGATGTACGCGATGCAGGAGGAGACGCGTAACATCGAGTCCAGTATCTTCAAGATCGCTTCGACCAGCGCTACGGGCGACGACGCGGCTGGCACCGGCGCCGTGCGCGTCATGAAGGGTCTGCGCGGCTTCAACGTCACCAACAACGCGACCTACTATGTCCAGTTGACGGCGCAGACTACGACTATTGCAACCGGCGACATCATCAACCTCCACGAAGCCATGTTCACCCTCGGCGCCAAGCCCGACAGCCTGTGGGTGTCGCCGGGCGTCAAGGCTGACCTGACCAAGGCACTCGTCGCCGCCGGCGGCAACTTCCGCCTCAACATCGCCGCCAGCGACAACACGATGATCAACAACATCGAAGTCTTCCAGAGCGACTTCGGACTGCTGCCGATCATCACGGATCGATTCATCCCGCAAGCGTCGGCCTCGACGACGAGCGCCGCATGGTTCCTGATCGAGCGCTCCAAGGTCCGGATCGCGGTGCTGCGGCCGATGCACCACGTTCCGATCGCGAAGCGCGAAGACGGCACGGCCGGCAACGTCATTACCGAGCTGACGCTCGAACTCATGCATCCCTATTGTGTGGGAGCCGGCACTGGCGTCACGACCTAAGTCGATGGGACCGAGGGCTGGGTATCTGCTCCAGGAGCGGCAGCCCTCGCAAACCAGCCAAGTGTGGGCGGGGCGGAAACCCTGAGCCGGACGACGCGCCCGCCCACAAACTGGCCCCGCAATGCGGGGCCGCATGGAGGTGGCACATGAAGCACCCGAAACCGCGCCAGGGCGCCGACTACCGCCCAATCGGCGCACACGGCAATGCCCGCGCCGCGAACTTCGACCACGCCATCGACAGCCAGGAATCGAAGCTCGCCGAGGTCGCTCGCGCGTGGGGCGTCGATCCCGACCAGTACATTGGCGAGACCGCCGACGGTAAGCTACAGTTCTTCGACGCCGGTCCCGACGAATCGAACGGCGTCACGTATGAGGGACCGATGCCCAACTCGACGCCCTACATCCCGAAGGTCCGCAAGCCCAGCGACCCGACGCCGGGCATCAAGAAGGGGCACGGTTTGTGAGCGACGCACCGCAGCAGTTCTACGTACGTAATCGAGACAACGACTGTCTCGATTACATGACCGACGATCGCTACCTGATGCGCAAGATTCCGGAGATGCGGGATCAGTTCGCGCACATCCGCTCGCTCCAGGAGCGATACTGGGACCTCCGCAAGATCACCTCCAACGGCGCGGTCGTGGGCGGTGCTGGCGACATGAAGTCTGTGGCGCTGATCCCCAAGGATGTCTTCCTCGCGGCTGAAGCGCTGGAGCCTGACTTCGTGAAGGACAAGTCGAAGTTCTTTGCGTGGCTGGAGCGCAATCCGCAATACAAATCCAACAGGGGGCCGCGCTGATGCCGCCGCTCCGCATCTACAGCATCGCCAACACGGTGACGTACAACGCTTCGACCTACTATCGCATCGATGTCCCGTTGACGACGATGGAGGAACTCGGCCTGCCGGTCGAGCCGATTGTCGATTCCGGCGACCCCTCGATCCCCAACATCAATCGCGTTCTGGCGGTCACGCAGGCCGACATCAACCTGTTCTACCAACCGGTCAGCGACTCGCTGCGGGAGCAGATGATCCGGCTCAAGTCCCTCTACCCGGCGCGCGACGCGACCGGCACATGGAAGTATCCGCCGAGCTTCGTCGTGGACACGGATGACAACCTGTTCATGGTCCATCCCATGAATCCCCAGTTCCGCGAGCTGGGCATCCGCATGCCAGATGGCAAGCTGCTTCGCCCCGGCGACGAAGTCGGCTCGATCGACGCCGAGACCAACGAGCGCATCGTCCTATGGAAAGACGGCCAGCGCGGCTTCGACATCGCCCGCAACATCGATCGGCTCCGCAGCTATCGCGACATCCTGGCGACCGCCGAGGGCGTGACGTGCTCCACGCCGCGCAGCGCCGAGTACGTCACCGCCGAGTCCGGCAACACGAATACCTTCGTGTCTCCGAACATGGTCCGCTTCGATCACTACGACAAGATCGACCTGCGCAACCACGCGCCCGAGGTGTGGGTGCTGTGGCAAGGTTCGACCACGCACTTCGAGGACTTCTACGACATCCGAAACGCCCTCCCACTGGTCGTGAAGCGCTACCCGCAAGTGCGCTTCATCTTCTGGGGCGCCCTCCACCCGTGGATCATCCAGAACCTACCTAGCGACCGCTTCAAGTACATCCGCTGGTGTCCCTACGCGGAGTATCGCTTGCGCCTCGCGACCATCGGCCACGACATCGCGATCGCCCCGCTGCGCCCGCACCGCTTCAACCAGTGCCGTAGCGCCATCAAGTTCTACGAGTCGGCGGTGCTCGATCGGCCAGCGGCGTTCCTGGGCCAGGGCGGCGAGACACCCTACGGCGACGAGGTGATCGACGGCCAGACCGGCCTCTTGTGGACGAGCGTCGAGGACTTCGTGACGAAGCTCAGCACGCTCATTGAGGACGAGACGACGCGCTACTACCTCGCGTCCAACTCGCGCGACTGGTTGAGCGAGCACCGCGATGCTATGAAGCTCGCGCGTCCGCTGTACGAGTTCTATCAGAGCGTGCGCGCCCGCAAGCGTGACACGACGGCGCTGCCCAGTCCCGAGGAGTGGGCGACCAAGCGCGACGAAATCCTGAGCGCCGTCAACGCCCAACTCGCCGACTCGAACGGCCAACGTGTTCACGCCGAGTAGTCTCGTCGCCAGTGCGGCGGCTGCCGTGGTCGCCCAAACGGCAGGTGCTGGGAGCGACGCGGAGTCGCTGACGCTGGCGACGAGATCACTCGACGCGGCCGCGATGCGCTGGAATCGCTTGAAGTGGAAGTTTCTGTACACGGAGCAGTATATCGCGCTGGCGGCGCCGTTCACGGTCACCGGGTGCTCGGTGACAGCGGGCTCGACGACGCTCACGACGACTGTCGCTAGCGGCTTCGCGAGTGTGCTCGTGGACGACCTGATCGTCGATGCCAACTCGCTCGCGGGCGAGGTGCTCGTCGCCGCCGGCACCGGGACCGCCAGCACCGCCGTCACGATGCTGGCACCGGCGCTCACCACCACGAGCGGCATGTCGATCACCTTCCGCAGGCCGCTCTACGCCATTGCAAGCAATGTAAAGTCAGTATATGACCTGCGGCTAGGCGGCACCGCGTTCGTTCGACCGCTGTTCTACATCCAGCGCCGCAGCTACGATCGGCGCATCATCGACCAAGTGTCCGGTAGCACGCCCGTCGCCTACGACCTGTTCCTCCAGTCCGATCGGGGCAAGCTGCGCGTCATCCCGCCGCCCGACGCCGCGTACACGCTGCTCTTCCGCTACCATCGGCGCATCACGCTGCCGTCGCTCAACGCGACCGCGACGCTCGACATCCCTCAAGATTACGAAGATGTCTTCCTGGCGTGCGCCAAAGCGAACTTCCTGACCGACAAGAAGGACGACGGCGACCGGCGCGCGTACTGGGACCGCTACGCGCGTGAGGGCCTCGCGCAGATGCGCAGCGACGAAGCCTACCTGGCGGACGAGATACTGACCTTCGAGCCGCCGAGCTACGGCGTGTACACCAACTTCGACCCCGGCACCTACCCGCAGTGGGAGTGGGGGACGTGGTAGGTGCCACCGCGCTCAGTTGAGTCAGGCGGCAGCCGCTTCCGGCACTTCGAGCCGCTGTCGGGCGGGCTCGTCACGTCGCGTGACCCCGCGCTGCTCCAGCCGGGCGAGTTGAGCGACATGCGCAACGCGACCTACAAGCGCGGGTCACAAGCGCTCCACCGTGCGCCCGGCCGCCTGCTGTGGGCGACCGTCACCGCCAACGCCGCGAACGTGAATGGGCTGCGCGACGTGACGTTCGACAATGGCGACCATTTCCTGGTCGCCCTTGCGACTGTCAACGGCTTCGGCCGCATCCGCACCAGTCCCGTTGGCGCGAGCGGCGCCGGGAGCTTCATCGACCTCGGCAACTTCGCGACCGCCATCCCCGGCGCAGCCAGCCTGGAGACTGTCCACTTCCGCAACCGGTTCTTCACCTTCAACGGCATCAGCTCGACCGCCGAGGATGCGCTGACGACCAATGGCGTCATCTATCTGAGCGCCACGGCACCGGGACAGGTGCAGCCGCTCGGCCGCCAACACGGTCTGCTGCCCGTCAACTCGATCCCCCAGGTGACGATCACCGGCGGCATCTTCAGCCAGACCGTGACCGGCTTCTACGAGTACTGGGTGACGGAGATCGCGAAGATCACTCAGGACGGCGCAGACCTGTTCCTGGAGAGCGGCTACACGGCGCAAGCCACAACCGTCCAGATCAGCGCCACCGGCAGCCAGGTGCCGATCATCCCGCGCCCGGTGTTCCGCAACACGATCTCCAACCGCTGGCGCGTCTATCGGAGCGCGGTGAAGCAGGACCCCACCGACCGCCTGTTCCCGATCGGCTTCGCGATCACCGATGACCTCTCGTCCGCCGAGTCGAGCCACAGTGACACGCAGACGGTCACGACCAGCAGCTTCAAGTTCCCGACCGCCTTCAACAGCGGCACCGTCTATAGCGGCTTCACCAACGCCTCGAACATGGGCGCCGATGACGGCTCGACAGCCACCGCGCCGGTCGGTCTGTCCCGCCAAGGCTGCTACAGCTTCAACTTCAGCGGTATCAGCGGTGCCATAAATGGCATCGAGCTGCTCATCAAAGCCAGCACCTCGACCGGCACCGCTCCCATCAAGGTCTATATCGGCAAGTCCGTCGCCGGATCGGGATTGTTCCTCGGCCAGGCCCCCGGCTACGACTCGAACTGGGGCAAGACCGGACTCGGCCAGTTGCTCGACTCGGGGCTGGTGGCGTCCAAGTCGGGAACTATCCTCACCACCGGCGCGAGCTTCACCACACTGACGCTCGGCGGCCAGAACGACCGCTGGTTCCCGACCGACAATCCCTACGCGCTTACTGCCGCCGACTTCAACGGCAACAACGTGCTGATCGTCGTCGAGTTCAACAGCGCGACACAGACGCTCAACGTGGACTACGTCAAGGTCCGCCTCCACACGCTCGCCAGCGTCGAGACAGAGATACCCTTCCCGAGCGTCAGCTACACCTTTGGTGACACGACGAGCTTCGTCCCCAAGAACGGCCCGCCGCCCTCGTCCACGACCGGCGACATCTACCAAGACAGCCTCGTGGTCAACGATGTCTCCAACAGCAGCCTGATCCGCTACAGCTATCCCGGCGAGCCGGAGAGCTTCCCCGGCACCTACTTCATCGACTTCGAGACCGAGCGCAACGACATCGTGCGCGTCATCCGCGCGGTCAACAGCCGGCTCGTGGTGCTGCTCGACAGCTCGACGTGGCGCGTCAACTACCTGCCGAGCGAGCGCGACGCGAGCTTCGATCGCGGCAAAGCGATCGAGCCGATCACGCGCAGCTTCGGCTGCGTCAACGCGATGTGTGCTGCGACCTTCAGCATCACCGGGCGCACCGAGCAACTTGCGTTTGTCAGCCGCCAAGGTATCCACGCGACCGACGGCTACAACTTCGAGACCCTCACGGACGCGATCGACTGGCGCAAGGTGATCTCGACCAGCGTCACAAGCTACCCCATCTGCCTCATCAACGACCCCGAGCAGCACGCGCTGATCCTGTACTACCGCAACGATACGCAGGTCGCGTCCCTCAGTGACTCGCTGCTCGGTCCGGTCAGCAACCAGTTCGAGACCTACTTCGCGCTTCGGCTCCATTATGGGACCGAACACCTCCGGGACGGAGGTCGGCTGCGCATCAGCGGCCCGACGCACATGCGCAACTATGACCCGGCGAGCGACACCTACGCCGGTCTGCGCAGCGCGTGGCCCGTCGTCCACACGAGCGGCAACTCGGTGATCTATCTTGGCTACGGCACCAGCCCAGCCGCAACGCAGCAAGGTCTCGTGGTGGACGACGTGCCGAGCGGTCACGTCTGGACGAGCTGGCAGACCAGCGCCAGCGCCGTCACCAATCTCTACACCAGCCTCAACAAGGCGGTCAGCAGTGATACGCTATACATCCAGTCCATCGACTCGGGCGTCGAGACCTATGCCGCCCAGTTGACGACGACGCTCGCGAACATGCCCGATCTGGACAACCACGTCCTGACGGTGCGCTGCCGCAAGACCAGCGCCATTCTCGCGGGGGACAAGTTCACCTTCCAGCTTCGCGTCGGCGTCGGCGGCACGCCGTTCTTCACGCGCTCGACGACGAGCGCCCTCTCGACCGGCTTCACGACCTATACCTTTCCGCTCACGACCGCCGAGCGGTTGCTCATCACGGACTACACGCAGCTTCAGCTGCTCGTGAGCTTCACCAGCACCAGCAGCAGCGGCGCTCGGTTCCAGGTGTCGTGGGCGCAGCTCGTGATCCCCGGCGTCGGCTCCACGGCGCCCGGCGCGGGCAAGGTGTTCTACGAGACCGGCCACGCTCTCCCGGCGCACGATCCCGGCATGAGCTTCACGACGCGCCGCTTCTATCTCGCGGGGATGGGCAACGAGTGGATATTCCAAACGCTGCGCGGATACATGGCATCACAGAGCGGCTCGCCGGTCATGACCTACACCGCGCTCAGCACGAAGACGAACTTCGCCGGTGAGGAGACTGTCCAGTCCCCCGAGTTCACCCTCAACGGTGAACTCATGCATCGCGTCAAGTTCAATCGCGGCACCGAGGGACTGCGCCTCCAGATGAACGTCATCGCCGACCACAACGACATGGGTGAGCAGATGCTCATCCTCGACGGCGAGCCGGGCGGTGAGGAGGACTCCCTCCTGTGAGCGCCGGTGCGGTCAGGTGCAGCTATATCTACGAGCTGATGGCCGTCCCCAGCTTAGGGACGGGCGCTCCGCAAACCAGCCACATCGACGATCTCGCGGCAGTCGGCATCAACACGGTCATCGTCAAGATGAACCAGGACACGGCGACGCCGCTCCAGCTCGCGTACTGGTCGGCGCTCAGCGCCAAGGCCGCCGCCAAGAACGTCACCCTGATCCCCGTGTTCAACTGGCACAACGCGACCGCGCAGATGACGTACCGCGATCCCGACCGGGGCTACCTGACGAGCGCGGCGCTGGGCGGCGTCATCAGCCCGGTCATCCCCTGTCCCAACGATCCGACCTACATCCGCGCCCAACTCACGAACTTCGGCCAGCGGCTGCCCGGTACCACGAGCGTCATCTTCGATCGCGAGTTCCCCGGCTCCCCTGGCGGCTTCCATAGCTACGCGGTAGCGTGCCACTGCCTGCCGTGCCGACTCGACTACTATCGCAGCCTCAACTGTCCGGGCGGCAAGTGCTCGGTCGATCCGCTGACGATCGTGCTTCCGAGCGATGCCACACTGCTCGCGTTCCAGCAGACGTTGCACCAGTCGCTGGTCGCGCGGTATGCGGCGCAAGCCGCGTGGAGCCAGGTCGCGCTGCTCGACAACGACAGCGCGGATGTGTTCATCCACGCGGCGATCGCCGGGCTCGTCGCCGCCGGCAAGACCGTCCGCGTGTTCAGCGAGTTGACCTACACGAGCGGCGGACCCGCGAGCCAATCGTATCCCGGCGCGACCGTCATCGGCGGCCTGTGGCTGGAGAAGTGGTCGCCCGCGAACCTCCAGACGCAGATCACAACGATGGGCGCCACGGGCTACTGGATATTCACGAGCTACAGCTTCTGGCTCGGGCAGACGGTCGTCGATACGACGGCTGCGCCCTACGACCTGCCGCTCGGCACCCCTGGCTCCTCGATCAGCCAGTACTACGCGGCACTGGCGGCGGTGAACACCTGATGCGCGACTACCACGGCAGCCTGCTCGGCATCGGCCAGGAGCATCCCTCGGATCATCACGTCAACCGCGAGCTGCGCCGCGTGTGGTACACGGTCAGTCAGATCGACACGGCGCTACGCGAACTCGGTCCGGCGGCGCTCCGCATCACCAACAACCAGCAGCCCAACGGTAGCGGCTCGGCGATCGCGCCACCGTTCGACATGACGATCCTCAACGATTACGTGCTCATGCCCGGTCGCGCCGCAGACCAGATCGTCAACGCGCTCGCGGCCACGAACGTCGCCCTCACGGCGCGCGGCACCACCGCCCAAAGCGCCGACATCTTCCGCATCCAGAGCGTCAGCGGCTCCAACTGGCTGCGCGTCGCGGCCGACGGCCAGACCACGCTCGGCAGCAGCACCACCGCCGGGATGCTCAACCTGCCGTTCAACGCCGGCGGCACCAATCTCCGCTCCGGCACCGACGGCTCCAGTGGCATGCTGCTGCTGCGCCCCACCAGCACCGACATGATCGTGGATTGCACCAACAGCAGCGCCGTCACGCGCACACAGTTTCAGTCCGTGACCAACTACCAGTGGGTGTTCAACGGGACGACGCGGCTCGTCCCCAAGTCCGGCGACACTCAGACCAACGTCACGCTGCTAGTGGATCGCGTGTCGGCCGGTCAGACCGGCGACATGGCTCAATTCCGCGACGAGTCAGCGGTAGTGATGGCGCACGTCACGAAAGATGGATATTACGAGACGCGCCAGCTACTGCTCGACGGCTCGACCAGCGGGACGATTACGATCAAGCCGCCGGCCGCACCAACCAGCCACACCCTGACGCTCCCCGCTGCTCCTGTCGCGGGCGGCAGCCTCCAGACCGACGCGGGCGGCATCCTGTCATGGGTCGTGGGCGCCGCCACGACGATCGCCGTCGATAAGAACGGGACGCTGGTAGGCACGCGCGGCACCCTCAACTTCATCGAGGGCACAAACGTCACGCTGACGGTCGCCGACAACGCCGGCGCCGGGCGCGTGGATGTGACAATCGCCTCAACGACTGGAGCAGCTGGACCAGTGACGAGCGTCAGCGCCGCCTACACGGCGCTCTCGACCGACAGCATCATCCTCGCGAACGGCACGTTCGCCGTCACCCTGCTCTCGGCGGTGACGGCGGGCTCGGGGCACCTGCTGGAGGTCAAGAATGTCGGCACCGGCATCGTGACCGTTCTGCCGGCTGGCGCCGAGACCATTGACGGTGACAGCTCGATGATCTTGCTTAATGAAGACGCGATCGACCTCGTCTCCGACGGCTCGAACTGGCAGGTGGTGTGATGAGCTATTTCGCCAAGGTCCGCATCCTCGACTCGCAGGGCCGCGTCATCGATCCTGCGACTAAGCCCGACCGCGAGCCAGCTAGCGAGGAGACGCTTCAGGAGCTGGGGCTCACGATCGAGGACCTGCTCAAGCGGCTCAAGTTCTCGATCTCGCTCGACGGTTCGACGATTGCGTCGCTGCCGATCACGGGCCAGGTCAGCATCGTGGGCAGCGTCGCCACAACCACTACATCACCCACGCAGACGCAGCTCATCGCCCCGGCCGTCGATGACGGCGGCCGCGTCCGCACCGTCATGGAGTCGAGCCAGAATGTCGAAGCTGCCCTGGCCGACATCAGCATGCGGATGCTGACGGAGGACGAGTGGAAGATGCGCACCCTCGGACCCGCTCGCACCGCCGTCGTGCGCAACGTCACGGTCGGCAGCGTCAGCACGACGCTTGCCGCCGCCAACATCAATCGCAAGGCTCTCAGCATCGGCAACGACAGCGCGACCAGCCTGTTCGTCAAGTGCGGCTTCAACGTCAGTAGTTCCGACTATACAGTCCTGATCCCAACCAACTCCTACTTCGAACTCCCGCAGCCCATCTACGTCGGCCAAGTCGATGCCGTCGCCCTGTCCGGCACCATCGCCGTCCACGTCACCGAATATAGCTAGGAGCCCAACATGCTCGCAGAAGGCAGAGTCGGTCCCGCAACACTCGTCGATGGCGCAGTCAAGGAGCTTCGCACTGACCGGCAGGGCAATACCGTCGTCGTAAATGGTCACGGCTACTACACGGAACCGAGCTACCGACAGCGGTTGTTCGTGGCGCAAGCCATCGTCACGGCCCCGGTCATCTACACCACCGCCGCCGGCACCGGCGGCCCGCTGATCTGGAACGGTTCGACCAGCTTCAATGTGAATATCTTGAAGGTGGGCTATGCGCTGACCACAGCATCGGGCGCTACCGGGGCACTCGGTTTCACCGGCAACACCGGCCAGACCTCGGCCCCCTCAGCGACGACGGCCATCGACGGCTCCCGCAACCTGTTCTTGGGCGGTCCCGCCAGCGCTGCGACTGCCTACCGTATCGGTACCGTCACCAACGCCGGTAACTTTCTGATGCCATTCACCGGCCTGCTCAACGCAGGCACGATTCCTACCGCCGGGCTCCAGTGGCTTGATCTGGACGGCATCCTGACCGTTCCGCCCAATTCATGGTGCGCTGTTGCGGCTAGTGCCACCCTCACCAGCGCCGTGCTCCAGATCGCGGTCGTGTGGGAGGAGATTCCAGTCTAATGCCACTCTTCCGTGGGCAGAACACTGACTTCCCGAACGGCCTGACCGCCGAAGGTCCGCTCGTGGTCAGTGTCCCGAGCAGCGCCGGCAGCGACTTCTTGACGCTCAAGGACACGCTGACGGGCCATCAGGTCGGCATCCAGACCAATGGTCTTGCCACCGACCCTGACGTTACGCATAAATTCCAGACCACCGCTGGCGGTCAGCTCGTCCACGATGGCGCAAGCGGTACGTTCGACATGCTCGGCACCTATCACTTCAAGGGAGGCCTGACCCAATTCGGAGACAGCGTCGATAACGAGACGCTGGCCTCGTTCAAGACCGCCGTTCAGGGAGCCAACGTTGACTTCCTCACCGTCACTGATACGAGCAGCCTGAGCAACGGCTTCACGATCTCATTAGGTCTGGCAACATCACCAACCAACAACGTGCGCATCGCATTCCCCACATCGGCGGTCGCCGCGACGCTCGTCACCACGTCCAGCACCGACAGCTTGAGCAACAAGACGCTCTCCGGCCCCGGTGCCATCAAGTGCGGCACGAACACCTCGCTGCAGATGAAGTTTCTGAACGCAAGCAGCCTGACGCAGTTCATGATGCTCGACACGAGCGCTATCACCGGGCAGCGCAACATGGCTTGGCCGGACGAAGCCGGCCAGCAGAGCGTCACCGGCAATCAGGCTGTCGGAAGCGGATCCAACGCCACGGCCCGCGCTCCCGGCAAAGTGGATGTCACCAATCAGGGTGCCGACTTCACACAGGCGCAGATCGTCACCAGCCCAACCGCTGGCTTCTGGCGGCTCGACAGCTACCTCGAATGCACGACCAGCGCCGTCGGTGCCGGCACCATGACCACCACTTGGGGCTGGACGGACGATGTTGGCGCAACGACCGACGCCTCGCAGACGCTGGTGCTGACCGCGACGGGGCGCGCCACGCTCGGTAGCGATACTCGCATTGTCTACGTGGCAAGCGGCCACATTACGGTCAAATGCCTCATCACCGGCAGCTACTCGACGGCGAAGTATGCCTTCCGCGCCCGCGCAACCTTCTTGGGGTAGAACGACATGGCAACCGCCAGCGCCCGCATCGATCGCAGCATCAACAATGGTCCATATGTATATACTCTCGCCATCGATGGCGTCGTCCAGAAGACGGAGATCGGCATCGCCAGCGTCAACGCCGCCATCGATCTCATCAAGCCGCAGATCGCCGCGATCCCCGGCACCATCCAGATCGCCACTCTGACCGTGACGGTCGGCTAGGAGTCACGATGAATCCACTCATGCTAGCCCTGATGAACATCGGCGGCGGCGCGTTCGGCGGCCTGCTCGGGCAGCTATTCGGCGGCGGCCAGCAGCGCTATCGGCAGCAGATGATGCAGGCCGCGAGCCCGCAGCACCTGCTCGCGCTCCACAACATGCTCTACAACCAGTTCCTTGGCAGCCCGGCGTACACGCAGGCCGCCGGCGGCGCGTTCCAGCGCGGCAATGCCCTTCAGAATAACTTGGCCAGCTCGCTGGCCGCGCGCGGCCTCGGGACAAGCGGCATCGGCTCAATCGCGGGGCCGCTCGCCCAGTCGAGCGCCGCCGGCCAGCTAGGTCAGTTGCGCACGGGCGCCTATGGCGCCGCCGGCCAGCAGGCCGGGATGCTGCAGCGCAACGAACTGGCGGGACTCCAAGGCGCCGGTCCCCCTCAACAGAACCAGTTCGCGGCCGGCCTGGGCGGCGGCATCAGCGACTTCGCGCAACTGCTGCCCTACCTGATGGGCGGCGCGGGCATGAACGCCGGCATGCCGAGCGGCGCCCTCAACAACCTGCGCCGCGGCGGCAGTGACTGGTACACCTTGCCGCAGCCGAGGTAGCGCGCGATGGCACCTTTCGGATTCGGAGTCCCACTCGGGCCGCCGGGCGCCGCGCCGGACGACCCCCAACTGAGCGACCTGCTCACGAGCCTCGCTCAGCGCACGCTCGAAGCGCAGCAGGCGCAGCAGCAGGCCGGATCGGCGTACACGAGTGCCGCCAGCGCGCCGGGACCGACGATCAATCCGCTGATGGCCGGTCTGGCTGGCGGTTTGTCACGAGTCGCGGCGGGTCTCGGAGCGACCCAAGCGCCCGCTCAAACCGCCGCCGCCATCCGCCAGCAGCACGCGGAGCTGACGCAGCAGCGGCTCCAGAATCTCGCCTCGCTCCAGACCGACTACGCCACGAAGGCCAAGCAGGCGCAGGACATCGGCGATCTGGAGACGCAGATCAAGTACAAGTCGCTCGCGGACAAGGTGGCGCAGAAGCGGCAGGAGCTGCACGAGACGCACCTGGAGACGGTGGCGCAGCGGAATCTCGACGCGGCTGACGTGCGCTCCAAACGCGCCTCCGATACCGCCATCAAGGTCGCTCAGATTCACGAAGCGGGACAGGCCGCGCGCGATGCGGCGAAGGCTGCTGCCGCCGCCAGCGGCAACGCGAGCGACCTTCTGGAAGCATCCCTCCAGGAGGTCTCGACCTCGACCGGCGAAAAGTATCGCTACGCCGACGCGACCAACGTCTCGAAGGGCAGGCCGATGATGTCCCTTCAGAGCGCCGCCAACGCGCAGAAGCTCCCCGTCCTCGACCCCAAGAGTTCCGACACCGTCAAGACCGCCGAAGATGTGGCGCAGCGTTTGTCGGACGCGTATGGGATGATCAAGGACAAGCTGCCCGAGAGCGTCTGGAGCGGGAAGGGTGCTATGAACACCTGGAACGCCCTGACCGAGCACGATCCCGCGCTCGCCGCATACAAATCCACGCGTCCCCAGCTGATCGGTCTGTTGCAGGGAATGGTCACGCGCGGACTGCGCATCACCGACAGAGAGGTTAGGCTGCTGGTCGATAGCCTTCCCACGCTGCTCGACAACCGCTCCACCGCCGACCAGAAGGTGGGAACCTTCCACAAGACGCTCGACAACATCATCAAGCGCAACGTCACGCGGGGGGCGGCGCTCAACGGCGGTGGCTCAGCGCCAGCCGCGACTCCGGCAGCACCGGCGGCCGCGCCCGCGACGGGCCAGACCGTCATGATGAAGTGGCCCGACGATCCGCGCGCAGTCCCGGTGCCGGCGGGTGAGGTCGCGGACGCGATCCGGACCGGTGCCAAGCGGATACGCCAGTGAGCCCTATCCCCAAGCGATTTCTGAAGTATGCGGTGCCGGCGACCAGCCCCGATCTCGGCGCTCCGGCCGGGGGCATACCGGAGCGGTTTCTCAAGTATGTGCCACCGGACACCACGGCGCAAGCGCCGCCCCAAGGGGCGAGCCCCACCGCCCCACCCCCTCTCCCGCCGACTGGCTTCGCGGCGCAGCATCCGGGCTGGACCAGCGCGATCGGCATGATCCCCGCCGTCACGAGCGGGATCGCAGGTTTGATCGGCGGCGGTGAAGGTCCCGTCTCGATCGGCGCGGCCGGTCTCGGCGGTAGCAGCGGAGAGATCATCCGAGAGCTGCTGTCCCAGCAGCTTGGCCTCCACAACGCCGGTACCGGCGTCGATTGGACGAAGGTCGGCCAGCAGGGCGCCGTAGGCGCGGGCAGCCAGGCGGCTGGCGGCCTCCTGACCAAGGGGCTCGGCCTCGCAGCCAGACCGATCATGCGCGGCGCCCTCCTGCCGGCCGGCAAGGCTGGTGCCAAGATGCTCGAACGGATGCCCAGCGTAGTCGAGGAAGCCATGCAGGCCGGCACGATCCCCGGCCTGCCGGGCAAGTTCGGCAAGTCGATGGTCCGCCGCCTCGGGGGGATGATCGGCGAGTCCGGCACCCGGCTCAACGACCTGCTGACGCGCTACGAGGCCGCTGGGGCGCGGCACAGCCTCGCTGACATCACGGCGCCGGTGGAGGAGGAGATCGCGACCCTCCAGAAGAGCCGCCTACCCGCGGACCAGCGCGCAGCCGCCGATCTCCAGAGCCACCTCGACGACTTTACCCGCCTCAACACCGCCGGTGGTGCCCTCAAGCCCGACCTGCGCCCGCTCGACGTGAACGCCATCAAGACGGGCTCCCAGGGCGTTGCCGATCGGCTCTACGCCGGTCGCGCAGCTCAGAAGGCTGTCGGCGGTGCCGTTCCGGAGGCGACGAGCGAAGAACGATTTCACGAGCTGCTGGCGTCCGGCGCCAAGAAAGAGTTGGAGCAGTTGAGCTTACCCGGCGCGCCGCGCTATCCCGGCGTCCTGCGGCCGGGCGAGATGGACATCGCCGCCCGTAACCTTAAGACCCAAGGGCTGATGGGGGCGCAGCAAGCGCTCAAGTCGGGACGCGGCGGCGGCATGGGCCGCCTCGCGATGAGGTATGGTGCACCGGCAGTGCTCGGCGGTGGTCTGGGTGGTGCTCTCGGAGGTCGTCGCGGCGCGATCGAGGGAGCCGCTGCGGCCGAGGCGCTTAGCACTCCCGCGATCACGGGCATCTTGGCGCACGGTCTCAACAATCCAGCCGTCCAAGCGCTGCTCGCTCAACTCCCTCGAATCGGCACCGCAGGTCTGGTGCAGCCATGACGGTCCGCACGACGAGGTGTCATGAACCTGGACTTCAACTGGATCGTCCCGATCATCGCCATCGGCACGATCCTCGTCAACCTCGGCATCAATATCGCGGCGCAGCGCAGTGTCTCCCGCAGCGTGGACAAGATCAGCGCCCTGATCGATCTGCTCGATACGGCGCGCGAGAAGCACTCGGTGCAGATCGCCGAGATGTCCGCGATCTTGAAGGGCGTCGAGGACTGGGTGAAGTCGCTGCGGCGCCACCTTCAGGCGGTCAACGTGGCGCTCCAGAAGATCGAGAACCGCATCACGTCGCTCGAAGAATCGACCTCGGCGCGCCGCCGCAACAGGGGAATGGATGAGCATTGACCCGCTGGGTGCGCTGCTCGACTTTGGCGGCAAGCTGATCGATCGGTTGATACCTGATCCGAAGCAGAAGGCCGATGCGATCCTCAAGCTCCAGGCGCTCCAGCAGTCGGGCGACCTCGCGGTGATCGCCTCGCAAAGCGAGATCAACAAGGTGGAGGCAGCGAGCCCGCGCATGTTCATCGCCGGCTGGCGGCCGTTCATCGGATGGATTTGCGCGTGCGGGCTGGGGATGCAGTTCATCGTGGCGCCACTGTTCAACTGGGTTGCGGCGCTGCTGCACCAGCGCGTGACCTTCCCGCCGCTCGACACGAGTGTGCTGATGACGCTCCTGGTCGGCATGCTTGGGCTGGGCGGGATGCGCACCGTAGA